GGATAATCCTGGGGGACTTTGAGCCTTCTAGAGCCCTTAGGAAAGGGCTCTGGTCACATGGAAAGGAAACTGACAGTGCCATCCTCGAGTTATTCATTGCCGGCGGATTGGACCCTAAAAGTCCAAGAATACCACCGGCGGATGCGCTCGTGGGGTAACACTCCGTCATTCCGATCTGTGCCGCGGAGGAACCTCCCGGTAAACAGTTACAGTGATGTCCAACAGCGCGCCTTTCAGGCGTACCATAACGGCATCATCGTAACTGACATACCTACGAGTCAATCCTCCTATTGGCCCGGATGGTCCCCAGGGAACTGGATATGGAGCGGCTTCGATCGCGACAGCAACTTTCGACAGTTGCAGTCAGAATCGGGTGTCGACCCATATTCCGAACCTAGGAAAAATGACCTCCGGGTTAAGCTGCTTGTCAAGATTGCTGATGTTAAAATCAACAGTCCTGTCATGCAAGCGGAAGCGCACAAAACTGCCAAATCTATTGAAGGAACCGCTGAGCGGATCTTTCAAGCGATGGTAGCTGTGCGCGAGCGCCGTTTCAAAGCGGCTGCTCGTATCCTTGATATCAAGGCGCCGAGTTTTTCCAAAACTTGGAAAGACAGAGCCAAGTTCAAGGACGTGCCTTGGGAAAGGCATTGGCTTGAATATAAGTACGGTTGGATTCCGTTACTTATGGATGTCAAGGGAACAGCCGAGTTCTTTGCCCAGCAATGGGCGCTCGGCGGCCGGCCTCCCCGGGAAGTGGTACGAGTCTCCGACTCATGGGATAAATCCTATGAGAAAAGAGTCAAGTATACGCCGACCGGTGGAGCTCCTCAGGAAGACCAAGTCGAGACCTTGACGGTCAAAGACACGGTTCGCCTGAAAGCTTGGGTGGAGCTGAACTGTCCATTCTTAGCGGCTGCGCAGCAAGCTGGTTTGACCAACCCGCTGGTTGTCGCGTGGGAGTTAGTGCCTTATAGCTTCGTCTTTGACTGGTTTATCCAAGTCGGGGATTGGCTGACGGCTCTCACTGCCACAAATGGTCTGACTATAGTCCGTGTGATGGAGAGTATGCTAAGGGACTTTCATTACGTTTATGATACTCCAGAAACCACAAGGATTTCTGGGGGATTCAAGTACGTAACAGGGAATCACCATAGCATATTCGATTCACGCGAGTACTACAGATCGATACCAGTTCTTGACCCGCTCCAACTGAGACCTGTGGTCCGTAATCCGTTTAACGATTTCGTTAAGCTGGTTACGGCTGTTGGGTTGATTAAGGGGCGAATCCGGTAATTCTGCCGGGAACAACACGAGGGCTAGTTACCCTCAAATTTCCTTTATGGAGAAGTAATGGCAGCAGCTGCCGATCTGTCCCTCAAGAACAACGCGGGTACCGCGGTTTCCTTCAACGTCTACGCTGTCCGCGAGGATAGCGTCGAGTGGGTGGAATCCGGTGCCACGTCTATCTTGGGAACGTCGCGTGCGCAGATCACCCGCAAGGTGCCTGCAAACAAGGCGTCCGGTGTTTACCGCATCGGGGGCAAACTGACGCGTCCGGTGGTCAATGCGACCACGGGTGCGCTGGATGGTACCCTCACGGGTACCTTCGAGATCCTGCGTCCGGCCAACCTGGCTGTGGCTGAAGTCGATGAAATGGTCGCGCGCTTTAAAGAGCTCGTGAACCAAGCCATCGTTAAGGCCGCAGCGGAATCCGGCGCCATTCCTACTTAACTCAGGAGCTTATTATGCCTTATCTGCGCGATGCAGTAAGACTTGCTCGTCTGCTTGACAGCGAGCAAACCCCTTCCACTTTTGGGGACATTACTGTCCCTGTGAGTGGCGAATGGTACCGACAGATCAGTGAGGAGGAACTCTGTTCCTTCCTAGACCTTAGGTATCAAACCTCGGGGGACCGTTTCTTCCTAAAAAAGAAGAGCGGTTTAGCTTCTGATTTTCGGAATGTCGCACTGACTTTCAGGGGTGGGGTAAGCCTTGGAGGCGCCTACCTTCTCCTTTGGGAGAATGACGGTCAGTACGTCGATGCTATCGAGGTTGATGAGTTTGAAGTTCTGTGGGTGGACGGTCTGATGTTTATCAGCCGTCGAGTCATGGAACTCCTGAGCATTGAATAAATGCCTAGGACTCATCAGGTAGCTCGTGCTCAAGGGAACCGGGGTGGTACTTCTGCGAGTAATCGCAGGCGTGCGCTCCGTGGTGCTCTCGACGTAATGTTGAGAGGGTACAGTGCACCTTCGGGTCTACTGTATAGCGTTGCCTCGGACTTGTATGAGTCTCTGGACACTGCGGTTTCACTTAAGTGTGAAATCTTGCTACGGTACGGTGAACTCGAGCAATTAGCTCGGGCCTCCGTATCTCCTTCGGACTATAAATGTGCTCTTCGATATGCAGACGACCAACAGGCCGTTAGCTTTTTGAAGAAAGCCCCCCTGGTTATTCCAGGTGTTGATCCGGAGGCTGCGGCCAAGAAGAAATTCTTGGAAGCAGAATTGCAGTGTGAAGTGACCAACTCTCGTATCCGTTCATTTGTGGCCGCCCCCCTAGGGGTAAGCGGACCTATAAGGCGTGTCATTTCGACAGCCATGGGTAAAATCCACGAATGTTTAGGAATGGAGGTTGATTACCACCAGTGGCTTAATGCTTGTCGGTTTGGTCCCGGTGTGTTTAATCACACCGAGGTCAAGGGACTTACGTCCCTTTACGATAAGCTGCAAGTCCAACCTTCTGTCACCCATGACATGAAGGATGTTGCGGCCCTGCTCGTGATGAGCCGGCCTCAATGGGCACGAAGCATAACCGATTCTGAGGTCGAAGGCTTTTGGCCTATTCCTCGTGATTCGGATTTCAACTTGGTGCCCGGCAACAGAGTAGCCTTTGTCCCGAAGACCGCAGTTACACATCGAACGATTGCAATCGAGCCTCTTATGAACATCTATGCCCAACTTGGGCTAGGTGCTCTAATGAGACGAAAATTGAAAAGATTCGATATTGACCTGGATGACCAAACGCCTAATCAGCGTGCGGCCTTTGAAGGGTCAGTAACTGGTTCTCTGGCAACCATCGACCTCAGCTCAGCTAGCGACACTGTCGCTAAAGAGTTGATCCGTTTACTCCTGCCGGATGGCTGGTTTAAATGCCTGGATCTGTGCCGCTCTAAGAGCGGCTCACTTGACGGGAAATGGTTTCGTTACGAGAAATTCTCCTCTATGGGGAACGGTTTCACATTCGAACTTGAATCCCTGGTTTTCTGGGGACTCATGTTCGGTGTGTGTCGCGAATTGGAGATCGAGACTCAATCAGTCCTGGTCTACGGCGACGATATAGTGATCCCTGTTGCCGCGTACGATCTCGCAAAAGAGGTGCTAGAGTGGTGCGGTTTTTCGGTTAATCCGAATAAATCTTACCATACTGGCCCTTTCCGCGAGTCCTGCGGTAAGGATTACTATGACGGGAAAGAAGTTCGTCCCTTCTATCAGAAGGAAAATCTCAAGGGGGCGGAAAGCCTCTTTGCCCTCGCAAATGGTTTACGTCAAGTTGCTAATCGGCGGAATCGCGGCCTTGGCTGCGACTCTCGTCTGTTGGCGGCTTGGCGGACAACACTGCGAGCGCTTCCTCGTCCTATTGTGCAAAATGTCTTAGTTCCCCAGCATGCTGGAGATACCGATGGCATCAAGTGCAATTGGGATGAGGCCCAGAAATCTCCATTCGTCCTCAATAAATGGGGATGGGACGGTTTCTTCGGGCTGAGATACCAAGCAGTCGCCCGTGAGGGTGACGCTCCAAGTAATTTCTTGGGGGTAGTGGCTTCACAGCTCTACCGGCTTGGCGACGAAGGTAGGTTAACTGCTCAACAACTCGGCGTCCCTCGTGAGGGGTGGCGTCGGTGGTTGGATGAGCAGGGAAATTCCGCTTCTGCCTCTCCCAGGCAAGAGCGGGGTTCTTCCTACCGGCTACGGGAAGGTGCCTTTTGGGGCCCTTGGAC